CCCAGAAGTGTTGCAAATCGGGAAGCAGTTGACTGCTGCCCTCTCTAAACTTCAATAAAGGAAAATCATGTCCAATCTAGTAGCGTTCTCTCAAGCTGGCTTGCCAGCAGTCTCTACCCTGTCCACCGCTTTGCGGGCGATCCAAGCAGACGTCGGCCCAGCCGGTACGGTCATCCTGAAAATGGACAAGACCGGCCATTGGGTCTTCGGTGCCGATCAAACCGAAGTCGAGGACGACAGCAAGTGGGCCGTCAATCCCTTCTCCTTTGTCCACGGCTTCATTGCTTGGGGTGACGGTGAGGTGTTGGCCGAGAAGATGGCCAGTGTTAGCCAGCCATTGCCCGAACTCGACGAAGCGCCCCCAGGTGCCAAGAAGGGTTGGGAGACACAAGTCGGTCTGTCATTGAAGTGCATCAGTGGCGAAGACAAGGGCATGGAAGCGCGTTACACCACCACGTCAGTGGGCGGTAAAAAAGCGGTTCAAGCCATTGCAGTCGCCTTGGCCGAGCAGGTCGAAAAAGATCAAACCAAGCCTGTGGCTATCGTGCGCCTGAAGAAGGATCACTACGCCCACAAGTCTTACGGCAAGATCTATACGCCTGTCTTTGAAGTGCTCGAGTGGATCAGCATGGACGGTGAGCCAGAGGTTGCTGCTGAAGCACCCGCTGCACCAGCAGGTCGTCGTCGCCGGTCTGCCTGATGACACTTTGGGTTGATTTTGAGACCCGTAGCGCCTGCGACCTAAAAGCCGCAGGCGTTTACAACTACGCCCAAGACGCCAGCACCGAAGTGCTGTGCATGTCCTACGCGTTTGACGACGCTGAGGTGGTGACTTGGACGCCAGACCAGCCATTCCCCGAACAAATCAAAAATTACAAAGGCGTAATCTACGCCCACAACGCGGCGTTTGAGCGCCTGATCTTTTGGTACGTGTTGCAGATCAACTTCGACTTGGAGCAGTTTTATTGCACCGCAGCACAAGCCCGTGCCAACTGCGCGCCTGGCTCGCTGGAGGACGTTGGCCGCTTTGCTGGCGCGTCCATGAAGAAAGACCACCGTGGTGCCCAGTTGATCCGCCTGCTGTGCATACCCCCATTTAAAGATTCGCCTGAACTCATGGCCGAGATGATCCAGTACTGTGAGCAGGACGTCCGCGCCATGCGGTCGATCAGCAAAGCCCTGCGCCCCCTCAGTGAGTCAGAATTAAGCGACTACCACGTCAACGAGCGGATCAACGACCGTGGCGTGTTGGTAGACGTGCCGCTGTGCGCCGCTGCTGTCAAGTTCGCCAGCGATGAGCTGATCGAGATCGAGCAGATTGTGGCCGAGGTGACCGAAGGGGCCATCACCAGCGTCAGGTCACCTAAGATGCGCCAGTGGGTGATCGACCGCGTGGGGCCACAGGCCCTGAAGCTGATGGAGTCCTACAAGGACGGCGAGAAGAAGTATTCGATTGACAAGACTGTGCGGGCCAACTTGCTTGCGATGGAGAATCCAGATGAGATACCGCCCGCTGTTGCCGAGGTTATCCAATGCGCGGACGACCTATGGGCGTCTTCAGTTGCGAAGTTCAGCCGCCTTGCAAGCCTCGCAGATGTCGAGGATCACAGGGTACGTGGAGCCTTTGTATTCGCTGGAGGATCTGCCACTGGACGCGCCTCAAGCTACGGGGCCCAGGTTCACAATTTCACTCGCAAATGCGCCAAATCGCCCGAAGACGTTAGAACTGCAATGGTCAGAGGCCATTCAATTGTTCCTCAATTTGGAAAGCGCGTTACTGATGTCCTCAAAGGAATGCTCAGGCCCGCACTGATACCGGCTAAGGGAAAGTCCCTAGTCGTGGCCGACTGGGCCGCTATCGAAGCCCGCGCCACCCCGTGGTTGTCCAACTGTCCAGCAGGCACCGCCAAGCTGGCCATCTTCGCCAAGGGCGAGGACGTTTACAAGGTCAACGCCGCCGCCACCTTTGGCGTTGCAGTCGATCAGGTCAACGGTGAGCAGCGCCAGATCGGCAAGGTTCAAGAGCTGGCCTGCGGCTTTGCCGGTGGCGTCGGTGCCTTTGCCGCGATGGGCCGCGCCTACGGTGTGCATCTGCCCGAGTCGGACGCCAAGCGCATGGTGGACGCATGGCGTAGGGCAAACCCTTGGTCGGTGCCGTACTGGCAAAAACTTGAGGAAGCCTACACCCGCGCCATGAGAAACAAGGGTCGCGGCTTCAGCGCGGGTCGGGTTACCTATATGTTCGACGGCCAACATCTTTGGTACGCTCTACCTTCTGGGCGTGTGCTTTGCTACCCGTTTGCCAAGCTGGAGCCGGACGGCGTGACCTACGCCAAAGCGGCGTGGAAGCCAGCAGCAGACGCAAAAGAATGGCCCCGTGCAAGGCTTTGGAAGGGCTTGGCGTGTGAGAATATCACCCAAGCCACCGCCAATGATTTGTTGCGCCACTCACTGCGCCAGCTCGACGACGTGGTGTTGCATGTGCATGATGAGATCGTGTTGGAAACCGACCGGCCACAAGAGATGACCGCTCGATTAAAAGAAGTGATGTGTACGCCACCCGTGTGGGCTGAGGGTTTGCCCTTAGACGCCGAGGTGGCGATCATGTCTCGATATGGCAAATAAAAAGCCCGCTGGCAGGCGGGCTTAAAGAGGAGCACTAATTGGAATTTCTGGACTTTATCACAAAACTCGCCCCGACCGGCGAAACAGCACTGATTGTGCGTCAAAAACCACAACTCAAAGACGGCGAGATCCAACTCCACGCCGATGGTGCAGTCAAATGCACTTGGCCAGCGTACCTGCCAGCCAAGGGCGTCAAAGAGGGCCAAGCGTGGTACGGCAACACTGCTTCGTTCATCGTTGACCGCTTCACCGATGGCCGCGTGTCAGCGTCAGCAGCCAACTGCGAGTACATCCTTGTCATGATGCTGGACGACATCGGCACCAAGTCCAAGACGCCCCCGCTGGAGCCGACATGGATCATGGAGACGTCGCCTGGCTCCTTCCAGTGGGGCTACGCCTTCAGTGATCAGCCGACCAAGGCCGAGTTCAGCGCAGCCATTCGCGCCATCGCAGACGCAGGCTACACCGACCCTGGGGCGTGTAACCCCGTTCGCAACTTCCGCCTGCCTGGCTCGGTCAATCTGAAACCCGACCGCAACCATTTCGAGTCCCGCTTGGTCGAGTTCCACCCCGACCGTGAGTACGCCCTGCCCGACATCTGCGCCGCCTTGGGCGTCACACCAGTCGAGGCCGACTCCCTCACCCTGCGCCCGATCCGCTTGGCCGATGATGGCGCGGATGATGTCATGGCATGGCTCTCCGAGCAGGGTCTGCTACTGTCCCGACCCAACGGCGAGGGCTGGGCTGGCGTCATCTGCCCCAACGGCGCAGAGCACACCGACGGCAACCCCGAAGGCCGGTACATGCCCGCCAGCCGCGCCTACTGTTGTCTGCACTCGCATTGCGTGGACTTCGATTCGCGCATGTTCCTGCAATGGGTGGCCGATAACGACGGCCCAGCCCATAACCCCGGCCTGCGTGAGGAACTGCTGGCGCAGGCGATGGACTCGGCCCTGTCCAAGCTCACGCCCACGGTCGAATACCCCAACGAAGCAGCCAAAATCATTGCAGAAGTTGAGCGCAAAGAGCTGGGCAGGGTTGAAAAATCCGAGTGGTGGAGCCGCTTTGCGTACATTCAGACAGACGACGCCTACTTCGACCTGCAAGACAAGCGCGAGCTGACCCGTGGCACCTTCAACGCCTTGTTTCGCCACATCAGTTGCAAGTCGATCCACAATGGCCGTAAGGTCGAGGCGTCCTACTCATTTGACGAGCACCGCCAAGCCAAGGGTGCCAAGTCACTGGTCGGCGTGACCTACGCCGCAGGCGCAGACGTGCTGGTCGCCCGTGACGGTTTACCCTACGGCAACCGCTGGCGCGACGCCCGCCCCACACCCGTGGCCGGTGATGTCAGCCCGTGGCTGGCGCACGTCGAGCGCATGGTGCCCGAGGAATTCGAGCGTGAGCACCTGCTGAACGCCTTGGCCCACAAGGTGCAATTCCCCACGCATAAGATTAACCACGCCATCCTCATGGGCGGCAACCACGGCAGCGGTAAAGACACCCTCTTCGCCCCCTTCTTCTGGGCAATCGGTGGCGAGGCCAAGGCCAATTGCTCACTGGTCAAGAACGAAGACCTCAACTCCCAGTGGGGCTACGCCCTCGAGTGTGAGGTGATGGAAATCGCCGAGCTACGCCAAGCGGAGGCCAAGGATCGCCGCGCGCTTGAAAATACCCTCAAGCCCATCATCGCAGCGCCCCCTGAGCTTCTCATGGTCAACCGCAAGGGGATGCACCCGTACATGGCCCTGAACCGTGTTTTTGTAATTGCATTCTCTAATGAGCGCGTGGCCATTTCACTCCCCAGCGAAGACCGCCGGTGGTTTGTCCTTTGGTGCGCCGCCCCTAAGTTACCAGAGGCTCAGGCCGTGAGCCTGTGGAACTGGTACCAGCACCGCGCAGGCTTTGAGGCGGTCGCCCATTACCTGCACACCCGCGACGTGTCAGCGTGGAACCCTTCAGCACCGCCGCCCATGACTGAGGCGAAATTGATCATGGTCGAGCACGGCATGAGCACCGCCGAGTCTTTCCTAGTCGATCAAATGACCCGCCGCGTAGGCGAATTCTCGCGCGGTGTGATCGGCGCACCCTTCCACGCAGTGTGTGACCGCTTGCAGGGCCTGGCTCCCGCAGGGGTCAAGATAGTGCAGGCCGCGCTACTCCACGCCCTAAAAGAGGCCGGATGGGTAGACATGGGCCGCATTGCGTCGCGCCAGCATGGCACAAAAAAGCACATCTTTTGCGCCCCCAATATGGTAGACACGTCGAAATCAGATCTGCGCGCTTTGGTCGAGGCATAAAAAAGGGCCCCAATTATGGGGCCCGTAAGGTTTTGGCAACTGCTCAGAGGCCAAGCAGCACGGCAAGTATAGCGGCGATCAACACCGCGCAGATTATCGCCATGCCTCCACCAGTGCCGCAGCGTCATAAGTCGCAGCCGGTGCGGCCACGGTGAACAGGCCAGCCCCGCGCCGGACTCTCCCCCATGCGTCTTTTCGGTTTTGATTGACCAGCTCCCCACGTTTCACGGCCCCGTAAACTTGGTCGCGGGTAAACCCTTCAGCTTCCAGCTCGTACATGGTGCGCGGCAGCGCGCAAAAATCAGCAAGGTTAGACATACTTCACGGCCTCCGCTTTGCAGGCTTCAACCTCGGCATCTGTCAACCCTTGGGCCCAGTGCTCGGCCAAATCCGCGCATTCTTGCGCCCGCGCAGCGTCGGGCGCAGTGAGGGCGAGAATCAGCGCGCGCGTCACCAGCTCGGCGGGCGTGGGCGCGGGTGGTGGCGTCCAAGGGGCCAGCGCTTGGGCAAAAATTGGATTAATCATTGCAGTACCTCCCGCAGATCATGCAATTCATCGCGCAGCGCGTTGCGTTCATCGGTTAACTCTTCAATATCAGCCACCGCCTGCCCCAGCGCGCGTTGCAGCGCGTCAATTCTGGCCAGCAGCTCGGCGGTTTTGGTATCGCCCGCAGCGTATGCGGCCCGTTCTTGTTCGTCGATCATCATTCAAAGCTCCCTAAAAAATTAATTGCATCCTCTTTACGCGCAAAATCAGCCACCCACACGGCTAGCCCGTCGGCGTCGCGCTCGTATACGCTCCACTGATCGGCTTCGCTTTCGTCGCACTTTTCCCAGCCACCCTCGGCGCGCATAGTGGGCGTCAACTCGTATTTAAACTCGCTCATGGTGTCATCCCCCAAAAATACAAAACAAATGGCAGGGCAATGCACAAAGCAAAGCCCACGGCGTCGAAAAATTCCCGAATAGTCATAGAACCCCCAAAAAATGGCCATCATCATCAAAAACCGCGACGTAGAACCCGCGCGGGCAGGCTTGCACGTCATACCGCCACGCGTCGCGGTCTTGCAGCGTCAATTCATCGGCCAGCGCTTGCGCGGCGGCTTTGCTTTTGTAGTAGGTCATGACGTGGCCCTTTCATGCAAGGCTTGCGCGGCGGCATGGTGCCCCAGCATGTCGCGCAAAATGGCATGGCGTGGCCCACGGTGCGCCCGTGCCCGCGCGCTGGGCTTGAGTCGCCCGTATGTCGCGCGGATAACGTCGCGCGGCGTGGCCCATACGGGCAAATTGAGTCTTAAATAAGTACTGAACATGTGGCCCCCTTAAATAGTGCAGCAACCGCAGCATGGCGCGTCAACACACCGGCCAGCTTTATTTCGAAAATACTCAGCGCCGCCGATTATCAAAACGTCGCTTTGATACGGGCGCACGGTGGTGGGCGGTGTGTAGTCGTAGTCTTCGTCGGTATGCCACGCCGTGCGCGTGACGGTGCAATAAATTATCTCGTCGCGTGGGTTTATCTGCGCGCCGGTGCGCGCGTCGCGCCCGTGGTACTTTGCTAGCATTCTTTTTTGCATCATGCGCCCCTTGCTTCGACCATGCGCGCGGTCAATACGGCCAGCCCTTTGATCAACGCGCTGGCGCGTACGCGCTGGGGTACGCCGAGGCCTTTATTAACTGTGAACCAGCCGTGAGGGTCAACCGTCACGGTTGCGGGTCGATTCTTAACGGCCAGCCATGCGGCCGCGTACGCGCTGGCCAAATTTGTTTTATCTACGATGTCCATAATTTACCCTTCGTTTAGTTGATCGACGCAATGCGCGCCCGCATGGCCACCACGTGGCCAAGCAGTCGCGCATTAAGCCGTGGCAAGCTTGATATCTATCACACGTTTTTTAGTGCCGTGGGCCGGAAAGCCCACAATGGCCGCGCGTTGACGCTGGCAGAGCTGGCATGTCGCGCAGCTTACGTCGTCGCGCTGGGTTGCTGGGCATATGACGACGGCGCGGCCAGCGGGCGTGGTGGTGTTTTGGGTTTGAGTGCTGGGCAGCACCACCACCACTGGGCCCGCATTTTGACTGGCCAGATAATCGGCGTCGTTTAAATCATTGGCCGATAAATTGACGGTGAAGCCCCATGCGTTAGCGTGGCGGATCCATGCGATGCTGGCCGCGTCGCGGTGGTGTGAATAAGTAAACCCGCGACGGCCAGCATTGGCGGCCACCAATTGGCCCAATTTGACCGCGTCAACCGTGCCGCCGGTTTGGGGTAGATCGCCAGCTTGATTGTGCCGCCACAATTGGCCCGCTGGCATGCTGGCCACCGTGTCGCAGAATTGACCCCATGACGTGCCGCGCTGGCCATTTGACACGGCGGCCCAGTGAAGCGCCAGCGGGCCGCTTTTCGCGTAACACTCTTTTTTCATTGTGCAATCATCGGGGCAGCTGGCGCTCTCGGTGGTGCTAACTGGGATCGGGCCGGTTTTGACGTTAGCGCTTTTCATTGTGAGATGTACTTGCATGGCTTTACTTTCGTTTAGTTGATTGACGCGCGGCCGGTGTGGCCGCGCGGGTTTGAGTTTAGACAATGAATTCTGGGTTATCGGTGACGCCGTACTGTGTTGCGAGCGCCATTATTTCGGTTTTTTGGCTATTCTTAAGCGCGGCGCGGTGAAGCATGGATAACGCGCGCGCGACGTAATTCGCGCCGAAGTGTTGCATTTTTTCTATTGTGGCCACTTCGCGGCGTTGATACTTGTTGAGTGTTGTCATGGTTTTACTTGGTTTGTTGACTGATTTAAGCGCGGCCGCTGCCGCAAACGCCGCCGCATATTTTTCGCTGGTTTCGGCGTGGAACCCGTGCGATACATTGTGAAAAACGGCGGAGATGCCCTCGGCCATAACTGGCCAGGCTTCGACCATAATGGCCACGCCGTCGCGCACAATCAAGATGTCACCGTCGCGGATTTCGTCGCTGGTTTGCGTTTTGTCATATGCGTCGCTCATTGTTAAGTCGCGGAGATCATGAGTTTTCATCGTTTGCCTTTCGTTTGTGGTTTGTAAAGACTTCAGTGTAAGGAAATGCCTTGCACTTGTCAAGTAGGGACAAACCCTTAGTAGGTGTGGGCCGTGTGGGTTAGATTGTGGGCTATGGTTTTGGGGTTTATGACCTACAGTTTTGACCAATGGCCATAAGGGTTTTCTAGGTTTGTAGGCAATGTAGGCTATTAGATTATTAAAGTCAGTAAAATTATATATGTAATTATAAGGTATTACAGTTAGGATATGGCCATGCATGGTGCACGTAGTTTTGGCGACTTCAAAACCATAGCCCACATTGCCCACATTGCCTACATTATGGTTTTGATAAGTATCCATGTCATGCCCGCATGGCTGCGCGCCACCATGTTTTGCAAGGGATTCTCATATCAATCGCTAACACACTGCCCACATTGCCCACAGTAAGAATGCTGTAAGGTTCGAGGGGGAGGGGGTAGGGCCGACGGCCGATGGGTCACGGTGACGGAGGGATCACAAACAATTTTTTTTTATTTTTAAATTGCCCACATGACCCACATGATTTACACTGCGCGCATGTTTCACAGTCTTCCATTTGAGCCACGCAAGGTCGTCGCAACCGAAGCGCGGTTAAACAAAATCTACGAAGCCGCCAAGCTCGGCCTCAAAGGCGACGCATTGGCCTTGGCTTCAGGGTTGCTGCCATCGGAGTACCGGCAACTGTGTGAGCTTGACCCCATCGCTGACATGGCTGCGCTCAAAGGCAAAGCTGACGGCGAGCTGGAGATGTCCATGTGTTTGCACAAAGCAGCCAAGGAAGGCGACGCCAAGGCGGCGCTGGCAATCCTGCAACACTCACACGGCTGGGTGGCCAAGCAGTCCATCAGCATAGATGTCGATCAGCGCATCTCGATCACCGGCGCACTGCGCGAAGCCGAGTCACGCGTCATCGACGTCATTGCCAACGAGCCAAGCCCTAAGTTGAAACAGGAAGTAAATGCAGAACACTATCTACAGCGCTGAAGACGAACAGGAACTGATGGCCAGGCTGTGGAGTCCGGCCATCAAGGACAACCCGCTGGCGTTTGTAATGTTTGCATTTCCCTGGGGCGTCAAGGGCACACCGCTGGAAAACTTCCAAGGGCCGCGCAAATGGCAACGCGAAGTGCTGCTGGACATTGCCGAGCACATTAAGATCAACCAAGGCAAGGTGGATTTTGACGTGCTGCAAGAAGCCATCTCGTCTGGCCGTGGTATTGGTAAGTCGGCGTTGGTCAGTTGGATCACGATCTGGATGGCGTCAACTAGGATTGGCTCGACGACCATCATTTCGGCCAACAGTGAGTCGCAATTGCGCTCAATCACATGGGCCGAGATCACAAAATGGCTGGCCATGGCCATCAACAGCCACTGGTTTGAGGTGTCCGCCACCCGCGTGATGCCTGCCAAGTGGCTGACTGAGCTGGTCGAACGGGATTTGAAGAAGGGCACACGATACTGGGGCGTTGAATGGCGGCTGTGGTCGGCGGAAAACCCTGACTCGTAC